TGCGGCGACAATGGCATTTTCAAGGGCATGCCGGTTACGCAGGAACAGCTTGCGCTGTCGAGAATTGCAAGGCACCTGTATGATGCGTTTGCTACGGAAGGCAAATATATTCTCGACGGGCCCGACCTGATCATCTGCCAGAGCAACGTCCGCAGGAAGACCCTCACCCGGCATTTCCCGCAGGCTACCATCAACCCGCTGGGCTACTGGACGGGCGGAACCGACGTGGACACCGGCGCTACCAACCGCAAGCTGGGCTCGGATATGGCCGACAGCATCACCGGAGGCGGGCTGCACGGCAAAGACCTTTCCAAAGCTGACGTCAGCGTGAACATCTACGCTTGGATCAAGGCACAGATCACCGGCGAACCGGTCAAGCTGTCCTGCGCCATCGGAGACGAAACCGTGGACGGCAAGCCATACGCAGAAATCGTGCAGATCGCCCGCGATCATATCAAGATGATCGGCGGCTTCGAGAAATTTGCGGAATGGGGCTTGGTGTGATGGAGATACGGAAAATACCAGTCACAGAGCTGAAACCGGCCAAGTACAACCCACGGAAAGACCTGCGCCCCGGCGACCCGGAGTTTGAAAAGTTGCGCCGGAGCGTCGAGGAATTCGGCTATGTCGAGCCGATCCTGTGGAACCAGCGTACCGGCGTGGTCGTCGGCGGGCACCAAAGATTAAAGGTGCTACAGCACCTCGGCTATACCGAAGTGGACTGCGTCATCCTCGACCTCGACGAACAAAAGGAAAAGGCTCTGAATGTGGCGCTGAACAAAATCAGCGGTGACTGGGACATCCCGCTCCTGACGGCCTTGCTGAAAGACCTGAACGACGGCGGCTACGACGCCACCATTACCGGCTTTGACGTTTCGGAAATGAGCGACCTGTTCGATGACCAAAGCGAGATCAAGGAAGACGATCCTCCCGATGTGGCCCCGGAACACGAAACGGCCTTCACCCAGCTGGGCGACCGCTGGCTGCTGGGCGATCACGTCTTGTATTGCGGCGACAGCACCGACGAAAAGGACGTGGCCTCCCTCATGAACGGAGCCGTGGCGGATTTGTGCGTAACGGATCCTCCGTATAACGTAGCCTACGAAGGCAGCAACGGACTCACGATCCAGAACGACAACATGCCGGAGACGGAGTTCCGGAAATTCCTCACGGCAGCCTTCAACCGGATGCGGGAAAACATGAAGCCCGGCGCGGCCTTCTACATTTGGCATGCCGAGACCGAAGGCGGAGCATTCCGCACCTGCTGCAACGCAGCCCTCGGTAAAGTCCGGCAGATGCTGATCTGGAACAAGAACAGCTTCACCATCGGGCACCAAGACTACCAGTGGAAGCACGAAGCCTGTATCTACGGATGGACGGACGGGGCACAGCACTACTTCAAGGACGACCGGACGCAGGCGACGGTGATCGAGGATAAACACATCGATATAAATAAGATGAAGAAGGAAGAAATGCGCGACCTCCTACGCGACATGCTTTCGGACAAAACCTCGACCACGGTCATCGACGAAAATAAGCCTGCCCGAAACGCCGAACATCCCACGATGAAACCCCTGAAGCTGCTTGCCCGGCTCATCAAGAACAGCAGCCAGCAGGGCGAGATCGTGCTGGACACCTTCGGCGGATCCGGCAGCACCCTCATCACCTGCGAGCAGCTGAAGCGCCGGTGCTACACCATGGAGCTTGACCCGAAATACGCCGACGTGATCGTCAAGCGCTGGCTGAAATTCACCGGTCAAAGTGCTGCTGTTTTAGTTAGAAATGGCGAAAAAAAGGCCGTAAGTCTGTTAGATTTTACCCCCTGATTTTGCAATAATTGTCTGGCTTTTCTGTGTTTCTTCTGGCTTAATAGGCTTACAAAAAACAAGGGAGGAACACCGAAATGAAATACACCAACCCCATCTACCGGAACCGCGAGGAAGCCGCAGACTACTGCAGACTGGAAGCCGCCTTCGCTAAGAAGTACAGCGACGCCGCGATCCAGCGGGCCGCCGAAGGTAAATGCAGCGCAGCATGGTGGAACGCGGACAACGCCAAGACGGCAGCGACCTGCGCCATGCAGGCCCACGAAGCCCTCTGGGGCTACACGGACGGTGAGCTCACCGACTACGAGTTCGAGTGCTTCGAGGCAGCGGAGATCGCGCAGGCAGACGCGCTGAAGGCAGCCCGCGCCGCAGCCGCAGCGGTCGAGAAGCTCAACGCGGCAAAGAGATAAGGGAGGGACGCGGAATGAAAAAAACCATCGACGCCATCGAGCAGGCCCTTGCCTCCCACAGCAAATGGAGCTGGAAGCAGCTCGGCTTCAACCCCACCTTCGGCCAAGCCTACCTGTACAGCCGGGACGCGGGCAACGGCCTCCTGAACTTCGCGGATACGATCTGGGATGATGAAATCCCCGCGATCCTCGAAGACTGCCACAGAACCGGGATCACCGAGTTCACGATCAGCAGCACCTTCTCCAGCATGGTCAATACCATCGCAGAATTCGAGCGTCACGGTTGCCGCCTGCAGGGCATGACCGAGATCAACAGCAACATGGAGAGCTGGGACACCGGCGAGAAGGAACGCATCCCCGCCTTCAAGATGGCCATGTAAGAACTGACAGCAGCGACGCGAGCAGGACGCCCGACGCCGCTTTTTTCTGTCCATTTTCGTAGGTTTTCAGCGCAAATGTCTGTATAGTTTTACCCGCCGTTTTCGGTTTATTTCTCTAGATATTCTGTGTTTTCTCTGGCTTAATAGGGTTACAAAAACAAAGGGAGGACACAACAATGACCATCAACTACAAAACCAACGGAGCCTACTGCACCAAGAGCCTGACCGAGTGGTACTTCGGCAAAACCTTCGTCAAGAAGGCCACCGACGCGGCCCTCAAGGACTACAGCAAGACCGGCAAGCGTCAGCACAAAACATGGCAGGACGGCACCGGCTACCTGACCGTGTGCATCGAAGGATAAGGAGGAAGCAACCATGACAGACAAGCAGGTAAAGCAGATCAAAGCCCAGCTCCCGGAGGGCGAACACCTCGACCGGATGTACAGCGCCTACGAAGGCGGCATCCGGGTCATCAGCAAAGACCGCAGCGGCCACGAATACCGCTACCGGGCGATCTTCGACGCCGACGATAACGTCAGCATCGAGCGGATGTAAAGGGAGGGACGGACATGATCAAGGTCAAGAAGTTCTACGATGTCCTGAACCGGAACGCGGAGCTGGAGATCGACACCACTACCGGCAACACCCTCTACTGCGGAACCGTCCGCAGCATCCCGGATGAATACGATGACCTCCCGGTGGCCGACTTCCACTGGAACCACAACGGGCGGATACAGATCGTAGTCGAACAGCAAGCATAAGGACAGCAGCGACGCGGGCACGAAGCCCGGCGTCGTTTTTTCGTGCTCACCCCTCTGTGCAGGTTGGTTGGTTTTGCACAGTTTTACCCGCCGCGCTTCTGTGGTTATTCCGTATGGCTATTGTGTGCTTTCTCTGGCTTAATAGCCTTACAACAAACAAAGGAGGCCACAAGCCATGACAATCAAAATCACCCTCAACGGAACCACCCGCAAGAACCTCGCCGCCCTGATCGCAGAGCAGCTCGACAGCACCGCAAAATACGCCGGAGCCCCCAGCTTCGCCTACACCGCAGGCCCCGCCACCATCGACAAGGACGGGACGGTAACCTTCACCGAGGATACCGCCGTCAACACGATCCGCAAGGTTCTGGACACCCTCGACGCAGCAGGCATCGAATACGACCGGCCCGCCGAGCTGGACGAACCTGCCCCGGCAGAACCCCACCTGACGGTGAGCTACCCGCTGGAAAAGCTGGAACACACCGGCCTGCGGAACCTGAAGATGATCCTCACCGCAAAGAAGTCCCTCATCTGCAAGGCCCTCGGCGTCGAGGACATCCCCCTGAAGGTCACCGAGATATCGGTGGACTTCCCATGGTTCAGAACCGACCTGACACCGGCTGCCACCCACGCCTACGAAACCTTCATCCGCAAGCTGTGTGAGATGGCTGCGACCCAGCAGCGCGTCACGGCCAAAGAGAAGCCGGTGGACAATGAGAAATACGCCTTCCGGTGCTTCCTCCTGCGCCTCGGCCTGATCGGAGACGAATATAAGACCGACCGCAAAATCCTGCTCCAGAACCTGACCGGCTCCGGCAGCTTCAAGAGCGGAGCCAAAAAGCAATACGCCCCCGGCCTCGACCCGATCCCCACCCCGGAGAACACGGTGAAGATCGACGTGCCGGAGGCCATGCGCCGCCTGCAGGATCCGCAGGTGCGAGAGGAAATCCGCGCCATCATGAATGAAGAGGATGGTGAGCAGGCATGACGGGCTTCCCAGAAAGAGAGATCGTCGAGATGCTCCGGGCCCGATACAAGCCCGGAGCCCGCGTGGAGCTACTGCGGATGAACGATGTGCAGGCTCCGTCTGTCGGGACAAAGGGCACGGTCATCGGCGTGGACGATATCGGCAGCGTCATGGTGAGCTGGGACAACGGCTCCAGTTTATCCGTGGCATACGGAGAAGACGCCTGCTGGGTAATCAAATAATCCCCGACCTGATGCGGAAAACGGTGGGGCACCCCACCGCTTTTTTCTGTCAATTTCGCACGGTTTCAGCACGTAAAGACTGTTACGTTTTACACGCTGTTTTGCGTTTCTTTCTCTGGCTTTCCTGTGTTTTCTCTGGCTTAATAGGGTTACAAAAAACAAGGGAGGACACGAAAATGACCACAGAAAAAGCAAACAAGGACTTCACCAACTTGATCGCCGCCAACGGCTTCAAGGCCACCGGCGACAAGACCTCCACCGGCTGCGACATTTACCGCCGCGAATGGAGCCGCAAGGTGCAGGTCGCATGGTACGGCGAGAGCACCGACCGGCTGGAGATCACGACATGGATCAGCTACGGCATCCAGATGGTCAGGATCGCCCGCAACGGACGCCCCGAAGACCGCATCCGCGACTACAGTAGCCCGAAGCGGGCCATGAACGCCATCGCGGAGATCGCAAGATGCGCCGGATACAGCATGGAGGTGGAAGCATGAGCAGAACCGGATTCAACCCCGAACTGTGGCACGAAGGTGACCTGCAGGTCGGCAAGACCAGCTACCACTACTGGGCAAAGGTCTACGACGAAGGCTCCGAATGGGGCATCAACGAAGGCCGGATCAGCAAGCTGATGATCAAGCAAGACAGCAAGATCGTATGCAACTACGACAGAGGCTGGGATTTCGAGCCGAAGAAGGGCTCCGGCGCCGACAAGGCCCTGCAGCAGGTGCTGAACATCTACAAGGGATAATAGACAAGGACGCGGGCCGGGCAACCGGTGCCGCTTTTTCTATACATTTTCGCCGGTTTTCATGCCGAAAGTCTATTACGTTTTACCCGCTGTTTTGACTTTCTTTCTCTGGCTTTTCTGTGCTTTGTCTGGCTTAATATGCTTACCACGAAGGCCAAGGAGGAAACAGAAATGACCAGATTCGAGAAGGACATGCAGGAAGCCCTGAACGGCAACGCCACTATAGTGCTCAAGAGCCGCAAGGCAGAGATCGAGCGCCTAACCAAGGAAGGCAAAGCCTGCAAGAACAGCTTCCGCAGACAGTGCCTCGCACAGGAAGTCGCAAGACTGCAGCGCGAATACAACGCAATCGACGAAACGATCTGAGGGAGGGACAGACGATGGCAAGCATAAAGATGCAGCACGAAGGTTCGCTGAATGTCTACGGGATCCACTACCGCTACTCCATGACGGTCGCCGCAGACAAGACCAAGAATGGGATCGAGGGCGGCAAAGTCACCATGCTGCGCATGAGCGTAGACGGTGAGACCGTGTGCGAATACGACCGGCGCTGGATCAAGGAGCCGGGCAACGCCAACACCGAGCTGGACGCCGAAATCCTCCTCCATGAGTACAACTGGTGAGGGAGGAACGGACGATGGCAAAAGAATATCGGTACTATGTAACAGCGGGCATCAATGCTGCAATCGAGCGGGACGCCCACTTCGCAAAAGAAGTGTTCCTCGCTACGAGCCGGTACGCCGCCCACGACTGGGGCGACCTGTGCGAGAGCGATAAAACTCTGAACGAACATGCCCTGCAGCACGGCGGACGCATCCTCGCCGCCTATCCCACAAGCCAAGGCCGCATGTACATCATCACCGAGGATGCAGCAGCAAGACTGCTCATGACCACGGTGCTCTTCGCGGACGAATACTAAAGGAGGCACGACCATGGAGAAGGCCACCATCACCTACGACCGCAGCGGGCCCAGCGGCAACATCTACGCGATCCTCGGCGCGGTCAGTCAGGCCCTGCGAAAGCAGAGCCGGTACACTGATTTCAACACCCTGCGAGACCGGGTGTTCGAGGCACAAAGCTACGAGGAAGCCCTGAAGATCATCGGAGAGACGGTCAACCTCGTAGAAATCCACAAGTAAACAACAGCCAGACGGCAGCGGAAACGCTGTCGTTTTTCTTTTCCAAGGAGGGACAAATGGCAGAAAGCAAGATCATACTCCCCGAAAAGAAGCTGATCACCAACCCCTCCCTCGCGGATCGCGCCGTCGCCTTTATCAATGCGCTGAAGCACACCAAGGGCGAATGGCACGGCCAGCCGTTCAATTTGCTGCCGTGGCAGGAAACCGTCATCCGCGATGTGTTTGGCACGGTCAAAGAAAACGGTTACCGACAGTACAATACCGCGTATATCGAGATACCCAAAAAGCAAGGCAAAAGTGAGCTGGCCGCAGCCGTCGCCCTTTACCTGCTGGCCGGAGACGGAGAATGGGGAGCCGAGGTTTATGGCTGCGCTGCCGACCGGCAGCAGGCGTCCATCGTTTTCGATGTGGCCTGCCAGATGGTGGATCAGTGTCCTGCCCTCAAAAAGAGGATCAAGCCGGTGCTGTCACAAAAACGGCTTGTGTACACACCCCTGAACAGCTTCTATCAGGTGCTATCAGCGGAAAGCTACACCAAGCACGGCCTGAACGTCCACGGCGTCGTATTCGATGAGCTCCATGCCCAGCCGGACAGACGCCTCTTCGATGTTATGACCCACGGCTCCGGTGACGCCCGAAAGCAGCCGCTGTTCTTTTTGATCACGACCGCAGGCACCGACCGGAACAGCATCTGCTGGGAGATACATTCCAAAGCAAAAGACATCCTCGAAGGCCGGAAAAACGATCCGACGTTTTACCCCGTGATATACGGCATTGGAGACAATGACGATTGGACGGACGAAGCCAACTGGTACAAAGCGAACCCGTCGCTGGACATCACGGTGGATGTGGAAAAGCTCCGCGCCGCCTATAACAGCGCCAAGGACAACCCCGCAGAAGAAAACCTCTTCCGGCAGCTGCGCCTAAACCAGTGGGTAAAGCAGTCGGTACGCTGGATGCCCATGGATGCTTGGGATAAGTGCAGTGAGCCGGTAGACCCGGAGGCCCTGATCGGCAGGGAGTGCTACGCGGGTCTCGACCTGTCCAGCAGCACCGATATTACCGCATTCGTGCTGGTCTTTCCCCCGGAGGATCCCGAAGGCCGGTACGCGATCCTGCCGTATTTCTGGGTGCCGGAGGAAACGCTTGACCTGCGCGTCCGGCGTGACCACGTCCCTTATGACGTGTGGAAAAAGCAAGGCAGCATCCTGACCACCGAGGGAAACGTGATCCATTACAATTTCATCGAGAGCTTCATTGAAAACCTCGGAGAGAAATACAACATCAAGGAAATCGCCTATGACCGATGGGGAGCTGTGCAGATGAGCCAGAACCTCGACGATGACGGATTTACCATCGTGCCCTTCGGTCAAGGCTTCAAGGACATGAGCCCTCCGACGAAAGAGCTCATGAAGCTGGTGCTGGAAAGCAGGATCGCCCACGGTGGGAACGCCCCGCTCCGGTGGATGATGGATAACATCTTCATCCGTACTGACCCGGCGGGCAACATCAAGCCCGATAAGGAAAAGAGCACCGAGCGAATCGACGGAGCCGTGGCGACGATCATGGCCCTTGACCGTGCGATCCGGCACCAAGGCACCGGTTCCTCCGTGTACGATCAGAGGGGCCTGCTTTTCATCTAAACATCAAACACCGAAGGAGAGAAACAAATGAGCATCTTGTCAGGTTTTTTCCATTCCCGCGACAAGCCCCAGAACCGGACAGCAGGCAGCGCCTATGCCTTCTTCATGGGCGGCAGCACAGCAGGCAAAACGGTCAATGAACGCAGCGCCATGCAGATGACGGCAGTTTATTCCTGTGTGCGTATTCTGGCGGAGGCCATCGCTGGACTTCCGCTACAATTATATATGTACACGGAAGAAGGCAGCAAGGCCAAAGCAGTCGACCATCCGCTGTACCGGCTCCTACACGACGAACCAAACCCTGAAATGAGCAGCTTCGTGTTCAGAGAGGCCCTCATGACACACCTGCTCCTGTGGGGCAATGCTTACGCACAGATTATCCGCAACGGCAAGGGTGAGGTCGTGGCCCTGTACCCGCTCATGCCGAACAAGATGACCGTGGACAGGGACAGCAACGGAAAACTGCTCTACAAGTACCAGCGATCCAATGAGGAAGCCCCCACGATGGAGGGCTCGTCCGTAATCCTGCAACCGGCAGATGTCCTGCACATCCCCGGCCTTGGCTTCGACGGCCTCGTTGGTTACAGCCCCATCGCCATGGCCAAGAACGCCATCGGCCTTGCCATCGCCACCGAGGAATATGGTGCCAAGCTGTTTGCAAATGGAGCTGCCCCCAGCGGCGTTCTTGAACACCCCGGCACCGTGAAGGATCCCAGCCGGGTGCGCGATGCATGGCAAAGCCAGTTCGGCGGCAGCAGCAACGCCGGGAAGATCGCCGTTCTGGAAGAGGGCATGAAATATACGCCCATCAGCATTTCCCCAGAACAGGCGCAATTCCTTGAAACCCGAAAATTCCAAATCAACGAAATTGCTCGAATTTTTAGAGTTCCGCCCCATATGGTCGGAGACCTCGAAAAGTCGAGCTTTTCTAATATCGAGCAGCAGAGCTTGGAGTTCGTCAAGTACACCCTCGACCCGTGGGTAGTCCGCTGGGAGCAGAGCATCGCCCGATCCCTCCTGACCCCCGAAGAGAAGAAAACGTACTTTGCCAAGTTCAATGTCGATGGCCTTCTGCGCGGCGACTACCAAAGTCGCATGCAGGGCTACGCCATCGGCAGACAAAACGGCTGGATGAGCGCCAACGATATCCGTGAGCTCGAAAACCTCGACAGGATCCCCGCCGAAGAGGGTGGCGACCTGTACCTCGTAAACGGCAATATGCTCCCGCTCCAGCATGCCGGAGCTTTTGCAGCTATCCCCGATTATGAAGAAAAGGAGGAAAACCCTGACGATGAACAAACCCAAGACGAAGAAGTTCTGGAACTGGCACAATCCGGTACAGAACGAAAACGAAGCCGAACCGGTAGAACGGGTACTTGAGATCTACGGCACCATTGCCGAAGACAGCTGGTTCGATGATGACGTCACCCCCGAAGAGTTCCGCTCGGAGCTGTTTGCCGGAACCGGCGATGTGGTCATCTGGATCAATTCACCCGGTGGTGACTGCATCGCAGCCAGCCAGATCTACGCCATGTTGATGGACTACCCCGGCAATGTCACCGTGAAGATCGACGGCATCGCAGCATCGGCGGCAAGCGTGATCGCCATGGCAGGAACAAAGGTGCTGATGGCACCGACCGCGCTGATGATGATCCATAACCCTGCAACCGGAGCCTTCGGTGACCACACTGACATGCAGAAGGCCATCGAGATGCTGGACGAAGTAAAGGAAAGCATCATCAACGCCTACGAGCTTCGGACAAGCCTGTCCAGAACCCAGCTTGCCCACATGATGGACAGCGAGACGTGGATGAACGCCAAGAAGGCCATGGAGCTCGGCTTTGCCGATGCGTTTCTGGAGGACGCAAAGCGGCAGCAGCCGGAGGACGTGGAAGCATATGAGTTCTCCACCAAGACCGTGGAAGCAGCGGTCGTCAACAAAATCATGGCCAAGGTCAGAAAGACCGAAGCCGCCAAACCGAAGGGCCGATCCGTGGATGCACTCATGGAGCGGCTCAATCTTTTGAAAAACTAATTTTTATGGAGGAAAAACAATATGTCTATCACTGAACTTCGCATGAAACGCGCCAAGGCTCTGGAAGCGGCAAAGGCATTTCTGGAGTCGCGCAGACAGAACGACGGCACTCTGACCGTCGAGGACGATGCCACCTACACCGGCATGGAGAACGACATCACCAAGCTCGGCAACGAGATCGCCCGCATGGAGCGTCTCGAAGCGATGGATGCTGCGCTCAATCTCCCCATCAGCAAGCCCCTGACCGAGAAGCCCGAAGCTGCCAAGAAGGACGAAAAGACCGGTCGCGCCTCCGATGCCTATAAGAAAGCATTCTGGGCACAGGCACGTTCCCGTGACGGCGTCGCTCCCGAGCTCCGCAACGATCTGCAGATCGGCACTGATAGTGAGGGCGGTTACCTTGTTCCTGATGAGTTCGAGCACACCCTCGTGCAGGCGCTGAACGAAGAGAACGTCATCCGTAATCACGCCCGCGTCATCACCACCTCCAACGGTCTGCACAAGATCCCCATCGTCGCCGCCCACGGCAGCGCCGCATGGATGGAGGAAGAGGACGCCTACACCGCAAGTGATGAGACCTTCGGTCAGGTCAATCTCGACGCCCACAAGGTCGGTACGCTCATCAAGGTCTCCGAAGAGCTCCTGCAAGATAGCGCCTTCGACCTCGAAGCCTACATGAACGAGGAATTCACCCGCCGCATCGGTGACAAAGAAGAGGATGCCTACCTGAACGGTGACGGTTCCCACAAGCCCACCGGCATCTTCAATGGCACCGGTGGTGCGCAGGTCGGCGTGACTGCTGCAAGCACCACTGCGATCACGGCGGATGAGGTTATTGATCTGTTCTACAGCCTCAAGGCACCTTACAGAAAGAATGCTATCTGGATTCTGAACGATGCAACCGTCAAGGCCATCCGCAAGCTCAAGAATGGCTCCGGCGACTACCTGTGGCAGCCCGCTCTGAAGGACGGCGACGTTCCCACCATCCTTGGCCGTCCCTACTTCACTTCGCAGTTTGCACCCACTATCGAAGCCGGTGCCAAGGTCATGGCCTTCGGTGACTTCTCCTACTACTGGATCGGTGACCGTCAGGGCATTTCCTTCAAGCGCCTGAACGAGCTGTATGCCGGTAACGGCCAGATCGGATTCCTCGCCTCCAAGCGTCTCGACGGTAAGCTCGTACTGAGCGAAGCTGTTAAGGTGCTGCAGATGAAGGCAAGCTCCGGCACCTAATAATCCGCAGGGCTCCGGTGTAACAGCCGGAGCCCATTCACAGGAGAGAACATCATGATATTAACCCTCGAAGAAACAAAGAAATACCTCCGTGTGGATTTCGACGACGATGACGAATTGATCGAGTCCTTCATCGTGACCGGTGAAAAGCTGGTGGCGGATGTGCTGCGGGTGGAGCCAGAGACCTTCGAGCAGAGCGTGACCGAACAGATCCGGGTGGCGGCAATGTATGCTGTGGCATATTTGTATGAGCACCGGGAGGAAGCAGATCACCATGCGCTGGTACTCTCCCTCCGGTATCTGCTTTTCGGAGATCGGCAGGTGGGCTTCTGATGAACATCGCACTCCTGAACACCCGAATCACTATCCAGCAGCAGACCACGACCGTCGATGATATCGGCAATCACCTGAACAAATGGCAGGAATATTACACCTGCGCGGCCACCGTTAGTGGCGAGACAAACGGTGAAGCCGAGGAAGCAGCGACCACCGTGGACGACACCAACGCCTGCTTCACGATCCGCTACTGTACGCTGGTATCCGCTATCACGAACACCGGCTTCCGTGTCCTCTTCGACGGCCAGATTTATGACATCCTCTCCGTAGACCACCAAAACTACAAGCGCAAGAGCATCAAGCTCCACTGCCGGAAAACGAGGCGCTGACCATGGGAACCAAAACAAGCGTCGGCAACCTCGCCTCGGAGGTCATGAAGCAGCTGGATGACTATGCCAAGGTAACAACGGAGGGCATGAAGAAGGCCGTCAATGATGCAGGCAAAACCGTCCGCAAGGAAATACAGGCGGGAGCCCCGGCCAGAACCGGAGCCTATAAGAAAAGCTGGAAGGTTAAAAAGACCGACGAAAGCTCCAATAAGCTGGAGGTCACCATCCATTCCGGCAAGCCCGGCCTGCCGCATCTTTTGGAGCACGGACACGCAAAGCGCAACGGTGGCAGAACACGGGCGATCCCGCATATCGCACCTGCCGAAGAGCTCGGCATCGAGCAGCTGGAGCAGGACATAGAGAGGATGATACGGAATGGATGATCTTTTGCAGATCATGCAGGAACTGACCCTGCCGTTTGCCTACGACCATTTTGCCGAGGGCGAATCACCGGAACCACCATTCGCCGTGTACCTCATCCCCGGCAACAACAACTTTGCCGCAGACGGCATTGCATATTTCAAAATAAACGAAGTGCATATCGAGCTGTACACGGATAAAAAAGACCCGGAGCTCGAAGCACAAGTGGAAGCCGTGCTGGATCAGCATGGCATTTTTTATGACAAGACAGAGACGTGGATAGAGTCCGAAAAGTTCTACGAAGTCCTGTTTATTTTCGACATGGAGGCATAAAAAACATGGGTAACAAAATTAAGTACAACCTGAAAAACGTGCATGCCGCCAAGCTGACCGAGACAACAACCAGCACCGGCACCACGTACAGCTACGATACTCCGCAGGCTATCCCCGGCGCAGTTAGCATTTCCCTTGACGCAGAGGGCGAATCCAGTCCTTTCTACGCAGACGGCATTGTATATTTCAGATCAGCCACGAACAACGGATATTCCGGCGAGCTGGAGCTGGCCCTCATTCCTGAGTGGTTCCGCACGGATATTCTGCAGGAACAGCTGGACAATAAAGGCGTCCTGCTGGAACGCAGTGACATTGCGGAAAGCGTGAAATTCGCGCTGCTCTTTGAGTTTGACGGTGACGTCAAATGCATTCGTCATGTGCTATATTGCTGCAGCGCGGCCCGCCCGTCCATCGAATCCGAGACCAAGGAAGATACCATACAGCCCGGAACAGAAAAGCTGTCCATCACGGCGGATCCTCGCAGCGACGGTCTGGTAAAGGCCAGAACCGGCGACACCACCGACAGCACCACCTACAACGGATGGTACGGCGCGGTCTATACCAGCACCGGAGGTAGCACCACATGATTATTAAAGAAATCGAGATCAGCGGCGTAAAGGTGGCTTTCAAGTCATCTGCCGCGGTGCCCCGCTTGTACAGGGCAAAATTCCAGCGTGACGTATTCAAGGACTTCGCCAAGCTGGAGAAGGCATTCAAGAGCAAGACCGAAGATGGTGAGAATATCCCCATCGAAGATCTGGAACTCTTTGAAAACCTCGCCTACATCATGGCGCTGGCTGCCGACAGCACCGTCCCCACAGACATCGACGAATGGCTTGACCAGTTCGACATGTTTTCGATTTACGAGGTGCTGCCGGAAATCATCGAGCTTTGGGGCACCAACATGCAGACGGATGTAACCGTTAAAAAAAACAAAATCCCAGCACCCGTGAAATGACCACGGCGCTGTTCCTCCTGCGGGCAGTCGAGCTGGGTATCAGCATCGGAGACCTTGACCTGCTCACCATCGGGCTCGTTCTCGATATGTGGAGCGAAAAGGCAAACGATAACGTGACCTATAGCAAGGTCGCCACGCAGGAGGATTTCGACCGCTTCTAAGGGAGGTGAACAGTGATGGCAAGTAGAATAAAGGGTATTACCGTAGAGATCGGTGGCGATACCACTGGTCTCGAAAAAGCCCTAAAGGGTGTCAATAGTTCCATAAAAACGACGCAATCAGCATTGAAGGACGTGGAGCGCCTTTTGAAGCTCGACCCTACGAACACTGAACTGTTGACCCAGAAACAAAAGCTCCTGAAGGACGCCATCGCCTCCACCAGTGAAAAGCTGGAGACCCTGAAGGAAGCACAAAAGCAGGCAAAAGAGCAGCTGGAACGCGGTGAGCTCGGACAGGACAAATACGATGCTCTGCAGCGCGAAATTGTCGAAACCGAGCAAGAGCTCAAGCGCCTGCAGGAACAGGCAGCGACCACCAGCTTGACGTTGGAAAAGATCGCAGCGGCCGGGGATAAGTTTGTAAAGGCCGGAGATAGCATTACAAATGCAGGAAAGAAAATCTCCGTAGCCTCGGCAGCAGTTACCGGCCTCGGCGTAGCTGCCGTAAAGACAGCTGCAGATTTTGATAGCGCCATGGCCAATGTGGCTGCAATCTCCGGTGCAACCGGAGACGACCTGCAGGCCCTGCGGGACAAGGCCCGCGAGATGGGTGAGAAAACAAAGTTTAGTGCATCCGAAGCAGCGGACGCCATGTCGTATATGTCCATGGCGGGCTGGAAGACCGGAGACATGCTTTCCGGTATCGAAGGCATTATGAACCTTGCCGCAGCATCCGGTGAAGACCTCGCAGCAACGTCAGATATCGTAACCGACGCACTGACGGCCTTCGGACTGACAGCGGAGGACTCTGCCCACTTCGCAGATATACTTGCCGCAGCGTCCAGCAATGCAAATACCAACGTCAGTATGATGGGCGAAACCTTCAAGTACTGTGCCCCGGTCGCCGGAGCCCTCGGTTATTCCGCAGAGGATGTTGCCGAGGCCATCGGCCTCATGGGTAATGCCGGTATCAAGAGCACCCAAGCCGGTACAGCCCTCCGAACTATGATGACTAAGCTGCAAGGTGAGCTGAAGCTGTCCGGTGAAGCCCTTGGAGAGGTCACAATCCAGACGGCAAATGCAGACGGCAGCATGCGTGAGCTATCCGACATTCTGGCAGACTGCAGAACTGCCTTTTCAAAAATGTCTGAATCCGAAGCTGCAGCAGCAGCGGAAACTCTCGTTGGAAAGAACGCCATGAGTGGCTTCCTTGCCCTCATGAACTCGGCCCCCGGAGACATTGACAAGTTGCGCAACGCCATCGAGAACTGTGACGGATCCGCTGAAGACATGGCGGCCATCATGCAGGATAACCTGAACGGACAGCTAACGATCCTTAAGAGCCAGCTGGAAGAGCTGGCCATTTCTTTTGGTGAAATGCTGATGCCCGTGATCCGCAAGGTCGTCACCGCTGTGCAGGGCTTTGTAGATAAGCTGAACAACATGGATGAAGCGCAGCGTAAAACCATCATATCCATCGGACTGGTGATCGCAGCCCTCGGCCCATTCCTCGTAATCCTCGGTACGGTAATATCCACCGTGGGTAAGAGTATGAAGGCTTACGCGACCGCAGCCAAGGGTATCAAGAAACTGATGGTAGCCGTGAAGAGCGGCACCGGCATCTTCGGAAAGCTGGGTGCAGCTCTCGGCGGGATCAGCGCACCGGTACTGGCCGTCGTAGCCGTCATCGCCGTACTGGTCGCAGCATTCACGCACCTGTGGAAAACAAACGACGGTTTCCGCGAAAATATCATTGCCACATGGACGCAGATCAAAGAGACGGTCAGCAACTTCTGCCAAGGCATCGTTGACCGGCTGAACTCTCTCGGCTTTGAGTTCAGCAGCATCACCGAAGTGCTGAAAGCAGTATGGGACGGATTTTGCAATCTGCTGGGCCCAGTCTTTGAAGGCGCATTCCGATTTATATCCGACACGCTTTCGACGGTGCTGGACGTGATCCTGAATACCGTGGACTTCTTTATCGCTGTTTTCAGTGGCGACTGGGAAGGCGCGTGGGAAGCCGTAAAGAACATTTTCAGCAGCATCTGGAACGGGCTCGTTTCGTGGTTTACAAACATCCTTGAAACCATCAAGGGGGTGCTGGATGTAGCCCTCGGATGGATTGGAACCAGCTGGGAACAGGTGTGGACAAGTGTGAAAAACTTCTTCACCAACATCTGGAACGGCATTAAGAGCTTTATATCCAACACGATCAACAGTATTTCGACCACGATTTCCAATGTCATAAACGGCATAAAAACGACGGTCAGCAACGTGTTCAATTCCATAAAGACCACGATCAGCAATATTTTCAATGGTATCAAGGACACCGCGACTAACGTATGGAACGCGATCAAGACGGCGATCACAACGCCCATCGACAATGCCAAGGAAAAAGTGAAAGCAGCAATCGATGCAATCAAGGGCTTTTTCTCTGGCCTGAAGCTGGAGTTGCCCCACATCAAGCTGCCGCATTTCAGCATTTCCGGCAAGCTGTCTTTGAGCCCGCCCAGCGTACCGCACATCAACATTGACTGGTACAAAGAAGGCGGCATCATGGCTGGCCCGACGATCTTCGGCATGAACGGCAGCAGCCTCATGGCCGGAGGCGAGGCAGGCAAAGAAGCCATCCTCCCGCTGACCGAGTTTTACACAAAGCTGGAGAGCATCCTCACCAGCAAACTGAACACGACCGGCATGGAGCGTTATCTTGCAGTTATCGCTGCCAACAGCGGCAAAGGTATCTACCTTGACGACGGAACCCTCGTCGGACGCCTGCTGCCTGCCATCGACAGTGGGCTGGCTGATTACAGCATACGCGCAAGGAGGGGTAACCGATGAGTATATACCTTGGCGCGACCATTAACACGGAGCACACCCTCCGGGACTGGAAGGCCGCCATCACCAATGCGGACATCATTTCCGTACCGGAGGCGAACACTATTATTCTGGAAGTGCCCGGCAGGAACGGAAACCTCGATCTTTCCGAAGCCCTGACCGGCGATGTTACTTACCGCAACCGCGAGATAAAGCTGGAGCTGGCAAGCAGCGTCAACCTCCAGACGTGGTACGAAAAGTGCATGCACATTTTCAATACCTACCACGGCAAGACAGTGAACGTTATTTTTGACGACGACCCTGACCACTATTATACCGGCAGAGCTTCCGTTTCCGACCCTCAGCGGGTGCGGAACGGAGGCGCTTTTATATTCACCGTAAATGCGGAACCCTTTAGATATTCCACCACAGAGAAGAACGTTACGGCGACAGTATCTACTTCCGCATCATCGGTGACAAAGACGATTACAAACAACGGACGCATGCCCGTGTGCCCGACTATCACCACGACAAAAGCCTGCCAGATGATTTCCGGAGGCATCACGTATTCGCTCCTGCAAGGAACGCAGACGATCCCGGCCTTCATCCTGACACAGGGCAATACCTCGGTGAAAATTCAGGTAAGCGGAGGCGTCACCGTAACCTTTAAGTACCGGGAGGGCTGGCTATGATCCAAATGTTTTGCGACGGCGTCCTCCTGTACGATCCCCGCAGTGCAGACTACATTGTAGCGGAACCAAAGTGCGAGTTGGAGGTAAACAAGACCGGCAACCTAACTTTTAGGATTGCGCCAACACACCCTGTATACGGGCAGATCCAGAAACTGAAATCCGAGATTACGGTATATCAGGACAATGAACGCCTCGGCGCATTCCGCGTCCTGAACGTAGAGCAGGACTTCAATAATATAAAGACCGTTAGCTGCGAGGGCGAGCTGGCCTACCTCCTCGACAGCGTCCAGCGGGCAGCCGAATACCACGATGTGACCGTGGCGGAATATTTCGCCATTGTCATCGCAAACCACAATGCGGATGTGGACAGCAGCAAGCAGTTCACAGTTGGGGCAGTAACAGTTACCGACCCAAATGACAGCTTGTACCGGATCCACAGCTACGAAAACACATGGGAGTGTATCGAGGATAAGCTGCTTGACCGGCTCGGCGGGTACATCCGCATCCGCATGGATGGCAGCACCCGGCTTGTCGACTACGTTACCAGCTACGGCAACGTAAACCCGCAAATCATCAGATTTGGCGAAAACATCCTCGATCTCGTGCGCGAGGTGCGCGGAGAGAACGTGGCAACAGTGCTGGTGCCGCTTGGAGCAGCTGACGAAGAGACCGGCGAAAAGCTTACAGTCAAATCCGTCAACGAAGGACTGGACTACATCGAGGATGCAGAGGCTGTTCAGACTTTCGGCAGAATCGTGAAGACGGTCGAGTTCGATGACGTGACCGTGGCCTCGAATCTGTTGACAAAGGGATATGCGGAGCTGGCCAAAATGAGTAAACCCACCATCACCCTCACCATGACAGCAGTCGACCTGCATCTGGTGGACGTGAACATTGAGCGGATCAAGATTGGAGACAGCATCCGTGTACTTTCGGAACCCCACGGGCTGGACGAATACATGATCGTCCAAAAGCTGCAGCTGGACTTCCAGCACCCGGAGAATTCTGTGGTAACCCTCGGAGCTGTGCGGCAGACACTTGACGGCAATGTTGGTAAACGCAAGAGTGAACCGCTGGACGCCATACTTGCGCAGCAGGCTGCCATGCAGCAGTCAATCACCGCTGTGCAGACAACGGTACAGGAATGCTATTCGGAAATCAGCAAAACCGCTGAGGAAATCCGCAGTGAGGTTTCCGAAAGTTACCTTGCTAAGAGTGCACTGGAGACAATCCAGCGTGACTTCCAAACCAGCATCACCCAGAGCGCCAGCGAAATACGCATGGACTTCACAACGATAACCAATGAAATCAGCAACAATGTAGCTGCAAATCAGCAGCTCTTGGAAGAGTACATCCGGTTCCGTGGAGCCCTCATTGAGCTGGGCAGGATAGGCAACGCCTTTACGGCAGAGCTATCCAACGAAAAGCTATCCTTCAAAGAAAACGGTCAAGAAATCGCATTCATTTCAAACCAGTCACTGGTCATTACCAATGCGGAGATCCGAAATAGGCTATCCCTCGGTACAGCAGAGCGAGGCTGGTTTGACTTCATACCCCGAACCACCGGGAACTTATCAATCCAGTGGAGAGACCCCATAACATAAGGAAGTGAGAACACATGGCAACCGGAAACAGCGGCACAATATCTATTACTGGCACCAAACAAATGAGCGCCGTTCTGTACTGGTCAGAAACATACGACGTAGCAAGCAACACACACGTCGTTAGTATTGATACCATTAAATTTAAATCCAGCAACTGGTACGGGTTCACTTACTACTTGAACGGCAGCATTTCCGTAAATGGGACGACTGTGTTCTCGTGCACTTCAAGTTCAGGATCCCATCATGTCCGAATTGAAAGCCAAAATACGGAGTATGCCATTGTCACCTCGTCTGGTTATTCGAGCCCTCCTTGGAGAAGCAGCTCCATCACCGGCAACACAGACGGAACAAAGTCTGTTGCAATTGCCTTCAACATTTCCGGATATACCATTGGTGGAGATGGTGCGAACGGCTTTAATGTCAATACGTCCAGTACTGTCGCACTGTATACGATACCGAGAAAATCTTCGTGTAGCATGGCGGCAACAACCCTCGGAAATGAAGGGACAATAAGCATAACCCGTGCGTCCAGCAGCTTCACACACACGCTTTCCTATGCCTTTGGTAATATTACCGGAACTATAGCTTCAAAGACAAGCAGCACCAGTGTGAGCTGGACACCGCCCCTGATACTTGCAAATCAGATCCCGAACAGCACCAGTGGTACGGTAACAATCACCTGCAGTACCTACAACGGAAGCACTCTGATCGGCAGCACAACCTGCACGGCGACACTGTCTGTTCCCAGTACGGTTGTGCCAACAATGACATCATTGACTGCCACAAGAGTAGACGGAACCGTGCCATCTTCGTGGGGAATTTATGTGCAGAACAAATCCAAAGCCACGCTGACGATAAACGGAGACGCTGGTAGCTACGGATCCACAATCACCGCATACAGCATTACCGGCGGAGGTTATTCTGGCACATCAAATAGCCTGACAACCGGCCTGCTGACTACTTCCGGCACGATTACATTCACCGCAAAGGTGAAAGACAGCCGAGGCCGCTGGTCTGCTGATAAGACGGTGACCATTTCCGTCGTGGCGTATTCACCACCGACCTTCGCAAATTACCTTACACAAAGATGCAACAGCAGCGGAACCGTAACAGCCAACGGCACCTATGCCAGAGGACTCATCAATTTCACTTACGCGAGCTGCAACAGCAAGAACACCATCACTGCAGCTGTGGCGTATAAGCGGAGCACGGATTCCAGCTACACAACCACCAGCGTACCGTTCACGTCAGGCGCGGCATTCGTCTTTGGCAGTGGAAACATATCCACGGACTACTCCTACGACGTCCGGTATACGCTGACAGATGCCTTCGGCAGCATAATTGTCGTGGACAGCCTGTCCACAGCCAGCGTCCTCATGGACTTCAAGGCTGGCGGAACAGGCATCGGCGTCGGAAAGGTAGCGGAAACAGATAATCTATTCGACTGCGGCATGAACGCTAAATTCAGAGGCATGGTGTCAGGCAAAGTGTTCTCCCTTGATGGGAACGACGGCATGGTTGCAAGTGACTTTAATGACTATAAAGAACTGGGAGTATTTTACGTAAGTGCCAACGACCACATGGCGACAATATCCAACCGCCCCTGTGATAGCGCAGGAACACTCTATGTGAAGAATGCCTTTAACAATGGCCAGACAAGCTCCGGCATCTGGATATATAGGCTGCAAATTTTCCTTCCGTACACAGGAGAAGACATTTACCTGCGCACGTTAACAGTCAACGACACTGCCGGTGTATGGTCATACGGCGAATGGAACGCCATCGGAAAGAGCATGGATGTGAGCCATGCTACCAGCGCGGATTCTGCTAAAAAGGACGGCAGCGGTAACACGATCACCTCTACGTACCTCAAGCTGTCTGGTGGAACTGTGACCGGAACACTAACGCTCTCCAGAACGACTGACGCGTCTGGTACGGCGGATAATAAGCCCGCCCTGATTGTAGGCAACGCTACTGGCGCTCATTTGGAGCTTGATGGCAACGAGCTTATGGCAAAAGCATCTGGCACGACGACCGCAGCTCTATATTTGAATGATGCTGGAGGTAATGTTTATATAAACGGATATAACACCTTCTGGACAACGCTGATCGGCTACGGCAGCATGTCACAAGGAGGAACATTCTCCGGAACGGTGCCCTCCGACACAAGGCTTTTCATCATCGCACTATACGACGATTCCTACTCTGCTTGGTACACAATGGCTGTGCCGAAAACCAGCTTCTCCAGCGGATCCACATTGCACCTGAAGGCTACATCCGACTATTACACCTTCAAGATCAACATGAGCGGTAACACTGCAACGTTGACCAAGTCAGGCGCTGGTACGAAGACGGTGTACTTTATAGCAATTAGATAGGAGGCAGTATGAAAGTAACCATAGACAAAGACGGATACGTCATCGACTGGGCCCTTGTTGGTGACAACGGAGGCATCGACGTGCCAGAGCCGGACGACCTTGAAGAATTCGTGATCTGCGCGACCGGATACAAGGTCGTTGACGGCCTGCTCCAAAAGGACAATACGAGGGACAAGGCGCAGCGCCTTGAAAAGCAAAAGGAAGCCCTCCGACAGCAGCGCGAAGTCGAATGCTTTCCAGTAATAAATCGAGGCTGGATATGGTATTCCGGACTCAATCTCGTTCAGTGGCTCGAACTGAAAAAATGGTATCTTGCATGGCTGAACGTAACAGAGACGCTGCGGATCCCGGAACGCCCCACATGGCTGGAAACCATGAATACATCTGCCATACCGGATCGTCCGATATGGCTATAGCGAGGTGATGATACATGTGGAGAGGAACCACCCCAACACATACGTTTACCCTTCCCGATGGAATGAGTGGTGAGGATTTTTCCACCGCGTATATCACGTACTCACAGAACGGATGCACGGTACTGGAAAAGACCATAAGCGATATGAGCATTACCGGCAATGTGATAAAAGTTCTGTTTACGCAGGCTGACACGCTTCAGTTTGAACCGGGGCCTGTACGAATACAGCTACGCGCGAGATACCCTGACGGGAAGGCAGTCGCATCCAACATAATCTCGACAACGGCGAAGGAAATCCTGAAGGACGGTGAGATATGAAGATCAGACTGACATTCCAAGAGAAAGAGGCTGAGTACCGAGTTGGCTTTGAAGCGGCTTCGGAATTCGGTTTTCTTTTTGACGAGAGTAACGGCACATCAGGCTGCATTCCTTATGATGGTAGTTATGACATTACCCCACAGCTATCCGCTCAAATCCTTGCCACCAAAGACCGTCACATGGTGGACGACCTGTTAGTCCGTGAAATTCCATACCACGAAGTCAGCAATATTCAGCGAGGCACTACAGTGATCATCGCATAATGAATTAGCAGGAGGAAAAAACATGGCAATTAATAAAGTAATCTATGGCGGGAGGGTCTTGATTGACCTGACCGGAGACACCGTAACCGCGAACAAGATATTGTCCGGATACACGGCGCACGATAAGAGCGGCGCACCCATTACGGGTACGTGTTCTTTTGACGTTAACTCGCAGGACGCAACTGCAGCTGTTGCGGAAATTCTGTCGGGTAAAACCGCATACGTTCGCGGCAGCAAACTATCTGGTACTATGCCGGATAACGGAGCCGTAACCGGCGAAATCAGCGAAAAAGGCGAAAGCTATTCGGTACCTATGGGATTTCATGACGGTGGCGGAAGCGTGAAAATAGCGGCAACAGAACAGGCTAAAATTATCCCCGGCAACATTAAAGCAGGCGTAGAAGTGCTTGGCGTCACCGGTACATATTCTGGCGAAGCGATCACGGCCCAGAGCAAGACAGTGACACCGGCCGTATCAGCGCAGCAGGTTCAGCCGGACGAGGGCTTTGACTACCTGTCTGGTGTCACGGTTGAAGCAATTCCTTACACAGAGACAGACAATTCCGCCGGTGGCAAAACCGCCACCATAGGGTAAGGCAACATGAGCATTAACAAAGTAGTGTACGGCACGACCGTTCTTGTTGATCTGACAAATGACACGGTTAGGCCGGAAAGTATGCTGCTGGGAACCCGTGCCCACGCGCGAAACGGTGATGTAATTGAAGGAACTTTGACGGGAAGTCAGAACGGGATCCTCGTCCAGCTTGAAGGAGTAATCCCAAAGTACAAAAGCGCAAAGTCGGTAACCATAAATTTGAGCGAATACACCTCGATATTCTCGCAAATCACTTCCGATCAGATTATCGTGGAGTTTACCCACCTTGACCTGTACGCCTCCGGCCTTATTCTCGGCGGCACTATTGACGCTGACATTGCTGCTTCATATGAAGCAAGTACAGGCGTCATTACTTTAACCGCAACGGAGAACATTTTTCAGAATTCAGTCAAATGCGTGGTAAACGTATACATCACCGAACAGACCCCCAGCATTATTAAACCTGAACAGCAGAAATCCATGTCACCAAGTACCGAGCAAATTACAGTAGATCCGGATGCAGGATATACTCTGTCCCGTGTAACAGTGGCACCGATAACAGGCTCATTGTTAGCCTCGTTGGACGAAGATTTCCGAGCCGGTAACATTCGGAAGGGCACCGAGCTGTTTGGTGTCACCGGAACGCTTGATACTGGTGGCGGAGGTTTTGACCCATACCCATGGCGGAATGTCGAAGTAGGCACAATAACCCCTTCGTCAAACACAACCACCCTTGTCGCAGATGAAAGTAAAGGAACCCCACTGGGACTGGTAATATCCCTCGCTGATATGCATGGCATATCCCAATCGAACAACGCAATTTATAACGCGAGCTTTTCCACAAGCACCGCAAAAGCAAATCCCGCTCACATAGTAGTCTACCAAGGATCGCTATCAGTGAGCACAAGCACAAGCTACCCAACATACAGTAGTGGAAAATTCAATTTGAACAAACAGCTAAAAGCTGGTTGGACATACAGCTATATGATCGTATATGGCTGAAAAACAACATGAAGGGAGTAAAGACAATGAAAGAATTCTGGGCAAGTACCCAGCTCGTGCTGACCGGTATCGGCGGCTGGCTGGGCTGGTATTTGGGAGGGTGTGACGGTTTGCTGTACGCACTAATCGCATTCGTCGTCGTTGACTACGTTACAGGAGTAATGTGTGCCATCGTCGACAAGAGACTGTCTTCGGCAGTCGGTTTCAAGGGCATCTTTAAGAAGGTGCTCATTTTTATTCTCGTAGGCATCGCAAACATCCTCGATACCAACGTAATCGGAACCGGCAGCGTCCTTAGGACAGCTGCTATTTTCTTTTACCTGAGCAACGAAGGAGTAAGCCTGCTGGAGAACGCAGCGCACCTTGGCTTGCCAGTCCCCGGCGCAATTAAGGAAGTACTGGAACAGCTCCACGAGAGAGCAGAACACGGAGGTAATGACGATGAGCAGAGCAAGTGAAATCGTAGCTTTGGCCCTCGGCCAGATCGGATATAAAGAGAAGGCCAGCAACAAAAACCTTGACGATCCTGCGGCCAACGCGGGAGACGCCAACTGGACAAAATACGCCCGCGACCTTGCGTCTGCGGGCTATTATAATGGCAATAAGAACGGATACGCATGGTGCGACGTTTTCGTAGACTGGTGCTTCTTCAAGGTATACGGCAAAACCGAAGGCCAGCGCATCCAGTGCCAGACCGGCCCCTACGGTGCAGGTTGCACCTATAGCATGCAGTACTACCAGCAGCAGGGCCGCTGCGACAAAAACCCCAAGGTGGGCGATCAGATCTTCTTCCGCTATAGCGGCAGCAGCGGAGCCGACCACACAGGCATTGTCGTGGAGGTCACCTCCAGCCAGATCGTGACGGTCGAAGGCAACAGCGGCAACTGCGTGAAGAAAAACACCTACGCTCGCAGCAACAGCACCATCATCGGCTACGGCCACCCGCTCTACAGTGAGACCGATACCGAGGATAAGAAGACCGAGCCCGCACCGGCACCCGCACCAGCTCCGGCAACGGAACCCACGACCGGCGAGATCGTGCTCGGCAGCACCGTGGCCTTCAAGGCAAGCGCCGAGAGGTACAACCCCAACAGCGCCATGATCCCCGACTGGGTGAAGACCGATTACAATCACATCGTCACGCAGGTGACCGTGAACGGCAAGCCCTTCACCAAGGGCGGCAAGGTCTGTGTCCTGCTCGGAAAGAAGATCGCCAAGAAGGGCGGCAGCATCGTGGCCGGTATTATGACATGGGTTGCTGTGGACAACCTCCAGCTGGTCACCGCAGCCAAGGCTAAAGATATCGTGTACACCGTCAAGAAGGGCGACACCCTGTGGGATATCGCAAAGAAATATCTTGGCAGCGGAGCCCGCTACACCGAGATCGTAAAGCTGAACAGCCTGAAGACCTCGGTCATCATCGTAGGCCAGAAGCTCAAGATCCCCACGGAGTGAGGTAACACCCATGAGCGAAAAGACAAAAGTAAAGATAGCATTCGCTGAAGCCATCCTGCAGCAGCTGTGGGTGGAAGGGCTTATTAGCCAGCAGGAACGGGAACGGATCGCCCGACGTACAGCCGAAGGCGTGAAAAACGGTGAATGTTAACTCTTTGATAACAATCGATTATTGTCTGGATATTCCGGCAATTGTCTGGTAGTTTTGTCCCTGCCAACACGGCAGGGACAAAATTTTAACGCCAATCAAATCCACCAAATCGAAGGGAGGAAGCACAAGTGGAGAACACAAGGAAGTGCAAACGAGCCGTGGCCTACGTGAGAGTGTCCTCCGGGAGCGACGCACAGATTCACAGCTTTGAATTCCAGTCGGCATACTGGCACCAAGAGCTGGACGGAAACCCGGACGTGGAGATGGTCGGAATATACGCAGACAAAGGCATTAGTGGCCGGAGCATGTACAAGCGCCCGCAATTCCTGACGATGATGCAGGACGCACGGGACGGCAAGTTCGACGTGATATACACGAAATCCATATCCCGCTTCGGACGAAACACCGTACACCTGCTGGAGGCCGTCCGGGAGCTCCGTGACCTTGGGATCGCAGTCATATTCCAGAACGAAAACATCAACACACTATCATCCACAAGTGAAGTGTTCATGACGATAGCAGCTGCGCTGGCCGAGGGTGAGCTTGAAGAGGACTCAAAGCGGCAACGCTGGTCATATCAGGACAGGTTCCAGAATGGCTGGATCAGCATCGGAACCGGCATGTACGGCTACCGGATGGTAAAGGACAATCAGCTCGAAATCGTAGAAGATGAGGCTGCAGTTGTAAGAGAAATATATGCCATGTACCTCAGTGGCATGGGAACCATAGCAATTAGCAATGTGCTGAACGACCGAGGTCTGAAGACCTCACGCGGAAACCCTTGGGGCACCAACAGCATCCTCGAAATCATATCCAATGAAAAATACACCGGTGACTCCCTCATGGGAAAGCATGTCCGTGTCAATGGAGTACACATGGACAACACCGGAGGCAGGTACTCAAAGCAGTACATGGTAGAAAACACCCACGAAGCAATCGTGAGCCACGAGACATTCGATAAAGCGCAGGCGGAGCGGGCCCGCAGGAAGAACCCGAAGATGGTCGGTGTCCAGCATGATCCCCACGACTTCACCGGCCTGATCGAGTGCGGAGTGTGCGGCATGCGCTTCAACCACAAGGTAAACAGCAGCGGCCTGAAATGGCAGAACCCTATCTGGGCCTGCCACAACCAGCTAAAGCACACGAAAAAAGCCTGTGATAACACCCGAATCAAGGAAGACGTCCTTTGCGACAAATTCGTGGAGGCTTATAACCGCTTCGTGATAGAGAGACCCTGCGGTCACTCCGTCAGAGCCATGGAGATCCGCGTGAAAACCCTGCAGGATGAAGAGCGGGACTTGGCCGGTCTCGCGCTGAAGCACCTGATCCCGGACGCTGCCTTCCGGGCCGAGCAGAAAAAACTCAAAGCTGAAATAGCAGCGCTCACGGAAAGGATCTGCGAGCAGACCAGCAAAGAAGTCACCGAGGCAGACTACACGGTGATCAGCGAATATGATCCCGAAAAAGTAAAGAAATTCGTCACGAAGGTCATTGTGCTAAAAGGCACGGTGACCTTCGTGTTCTATAACGGCGTGGAGATCACGCTGGAATACAGCAACGGCGCTCCGGGCAACAAGCCCGGCTGGAACGTAAAGGAGGCATAACCATGGCACCGGCATTACGAAGAGTAGTACGCACCATGCCGCAGATCGCGGTCGTGCAGATTGACGACACCCCGCAGGTAAAGAAAACAAAGGTCGCGGCCTACGCCCGCGTATCCACTGAGAAGGAAGAACAGGAAGATAGCTTTGAGAGACAGGTAGAGCACTACACCCACCTGATCGAGTCGAACCCCGAATGGACGATGGTCGAGGTATATAAGGATCCCGGCATTACCGGAACCAAGGCGGAGAAGCGCCCGGACTTCCTGCGCATGATCGACGACTGCCGGGCTGGCAAGATCGATAAGATCCTTGTCAAGTCCGTATCCCGCTTCGCCCGCAACACCGTGGATGCCCTGAATTACATCCGGGAGCTCCGGGACATGAACATCTCCGTGCAATTCGAGTCAGAGAACATCGACACACTGACACCCGGAGGCGAGGTGCTGCTGACGATCCTCGCAGCCATGGCGGAGCAGGAATCCAGAACCATGAGCAACAATATCAAGTGGGCCTACCAAAAGAAGTTCGAGAAGGGCGAGGTTACCATCAACACCGGCCTGATGCTTGGCTACACCAAGAATGGCAAGGACGAAGACGGTAGAGCCGTGTACGCCATTGTGGAAGAGGAAGCTGAGATCATCCGGCGCATATACCGAGAATACCTGAACGGCTCCACCGTCACACAGATCATCCACGGTCTGGAGGAAGATGGCGTCAAGACAAAACGCGGCACGGAAAAGTGGTACCACACAGCCGTAACCAGCATCCTGACAAATGAGAAGTATACCGGGAATGCGTACCTTGGAAAGACCTACAAGCCGGATGTGCTCTCCAAGAAACGGTACCGGAACGATGGTGAAAAAGCTCCCATGTACTATGCAGAGAACAGCCACCCGGCGATTGTTACCATGGAGATGTTCAATATGGTTAAGCTGGAGATGGAGCGGCGCAAGACCGAAAAGGAAAAGGCTGTCGGTAATACACGTTACACCAGTAAATACCCCTTCAGCGGGATCCTGATCTGCGGCACCTGTGGCAGCAGGCTTCGGAGGCATGTGAGGAAAACCGGGAGCGGCAAGCTCGTACCCTCATGGGGCTGCTCGAATAGGATTCTGAACGGACGTGAAGTATGTGACAGCTACCACGTAAATGAAGATGTGCTCTATGCGACGTACCACGCTGCTGTGCAGGCCATGGTCGAAGATGCCGGATCCATCCTCAGTACCCTTGAATCAGCGACAGAGAAAGAGCTGCAGCCGAGCAACAAAGCTGCGCTGGACGAAGTGGAGCAGAAAATCATAGACCTGCAGGAAAAGGTACTCGCCCTGCACCGACAGAAACGGGCGCAGGCCGTCAACGATGCGTACTACAACGCGCAGGTAAACGACTACAGCCAGCAGCTCGCAGCACTGGAAGACCGACAGCAGGCACTCCAGACAGCGGACGCCCGGTACGCCACAGTGAGGATGTGGCTGGCAGACTTCCAGCAGCACATGCAGGAAGGCGACGCCACCGACGACCGGGACGGAAAGATGATGAAATCGCTCGTCGAATCGATCATCATCTGGCCGGATCGCATGGAAATACACTTCAAATGTGGAGTGAATATCGAACAGAAATATGTGAAATGAAAGATGCCCTCGGAGCCGGACAACACCGGTAGCCGAGGGCAATTTTTACTTTGCCCGTTTTTGCCAGACAACACCCCGGAAGAACCGGAGTGCATCTGGCCCTTGACGGGCATCGATTATTATTCTGTTATTTTATATTGCCGCAGGATAGACTTTAAGTTCCTGACCATTGCAATGAGTATGTCGAATTCTTCAGGAGAACAGTCAAAAAATGGGCTGTGAATGGATTTGCTATCGTCACTGACAGCTCCAGAAAGTAATTCATCAACCGACGTGTGTAGCGCACTCGCAAGGCAAAGAATAGTATCTAAGCTGGGCGGTTTTTCTCCCCTTTCAAGACAGCTAATAAATACGCGGCTTACATCGGCACGTTCCGCCAATGTTTCTTGGGACATTTTCGCCAAGAGGCGATAAAAACGAATGTTTGCGCCTATGACATTATAGTCAATTATCAACGGGTACCCCTCCAATACAAGTGCCCGCCAAGGTTTTCGTATGTTACCTCTAATAGGAGGTTTAAGCAACTCGTTCTTTGAAGGTTGCAAGATGACAATGCAATTTGCGCCCCGGGTCTTTGCAACCTTACCGCGAATGTAACCTACAGTTTACAAGCCACGGGAAAAAGTAACCTGTGGTTTATAGAAAACTTGCAAGGTTGCAAATATACTTTTGCAAGGAAGCTCAAGAGTGCAAAAAATCATGTATATAGAAAGGTAACGAAATGAGCGATTTGTGTTCTGGTCAGCTGAAGCTGTATAGCAACATCCCAGAGACCGAAGTTGACTGGCTGTGGTATCCGTATATCCCATTTGGAAAACTGACGGTTTTAAACGGAGACCCCGGAAACGGCAAATCAACACTGATGATGAATATCATAGCCGCTGCATCCAGCGGTGGCTTCGTGCCGGACGGCAGGAAAATGAAAAAGCCAATCCATGTGATATACCAGTGCTCTGAAGACAGCGCCGGAGATACCATAAAGCCACGACTAATCGCTGCGGGTGCCGACTGCTCCAATGTGGCCTTCATCGATGAGGAATTGACAACCCTGTCCTTAAACGATGAGGTTATACGAAGGGCAATAGCAGATTTCAATGCAAAGCTGCTGGTTATCGATCCGGTGCAGGCGTACCTCGGAGAAGCAGACATTTCCAATGTCGGAGGAATGCGAAGAGTCCTGCACCAGCTTTCTCTGTGGGCAGCCCGCTACGACTGTGCGGTTGTGCTGGTCGGGCATCTGAACAAAAGGCAAAGCAGCAAAGACATATACCGAAGCCTCGGCAGCATTGACCTGATTGCTGCGGCCCGAAGCGCCATGCAGATCGACAGGACGGATGACGATCCGGATATCTTGGTGTTACGCCACATTAAGAGCAGCCTCGCATATCGAGGAAGCGACGTATATTTCGAGATAGATGAACACAGCCGGATCCAATGGCTCGAAAAGACCGAGGCAGATTCAGATATACCGTTTGATACCTCAACAAAAATAAGTAAGCAGGAACATGTGGCCAGTATTCTTATGGAAATGCTGGAGAACGGGCCGGAGAAAGCATCCGATATCCATGCGATATTTAAGCAAAAGAACATAAGCGAAAGAACTGCGAATATAGCGAAAAAAGCATTAGGAATACACTCTGTAAAAAGAGACGGAATATGGTACTGGGAATTACCGAAAGACTAACATTGCACATAAAGAGGTTATAGTTGATGTCCAATTATTCGAGCAGAGAAGAGTTACGGCAGGTATATCAGCGTGAGGATCAAGGCGAAAAAACCTTCATCCCGGCAAAGCCAAAAGCAGATTTATACGGAGGCAGTCATACATTCCGCACGTGTGCCTACTGCCGTGTTTCCACGGACAACGATGAGCAGCTGTCCTCTTTCGAGCTACAGCAGAACCATTACAAGCACCTCGTGCAGGATCATCCAAATTGGGAACTGAAAGCCATATACGCAGACGAAGGCATTTCCGGCACTTCCCTGAAGAACCGAGACCAGTTCAACGAGATGATAGAAGCCTGCAAGCAGGGACAGTACGATCTGATCGTAACAAAAAGCGTATCTCGATTTGCCCGAAACCTCGTTGACTGTATTTCGCTGATCCGTATGCTGAAGGGCTTGAAGCCCCCAGTGGGTGTATACTTTGAGACGGATAACCTGTACACGCTGGATGAGAACAAAGAATTCATGCTTTCATTTCTTGCGACATTCGCACAGGAAGAGTCTGTCAAAAAATCCGAATCCATGAACTGGTCACTGCAGCAGCGCTTCAAGGACGGAAAGCTTCTCACCCCGGCACCGCTGGGCTACGACCGGCCTAAAGATGTGACTGGCAGGTATATAAAGTATGCTCCACTCGAAGTGAACGAGGCAGAGGCCAAGATCGTAAAATTCATTTATGACGCATACCTCTCAGGCTGGTCGCAGGAAGAGATTGCAGCATTTCTAACGGACATAGGCTGCGAAACAAAGAGTGGCGCTGCCGAATGGAACAACGGATCCGTCGGATATATTTTAACAAACGAAAGGTACTGCGGGAATGTTCTCACATGGAAAACTTTCACGGCGGACTTATACGAGCATAAACACAAAAAGAACAATCAGGACAGAGACCAGTACTTATACAAAGACCGACACGAAGCAATAATCTCTGTGGAGCAGTTTGAAAGTGTCCAGACCCTGATAGAGAACCGGAAACATCACATTCGTGGCGGTCTGCCGATGATGCACGTGATTGACGAAGGCATTTTCCGTGGCTTTATCCCCATTAATCATCACTGGGTAAACGACGATCCGAACACCTATTATGACATTTCCAACAGCGTAAAACGGCCAACTAAAGCAAAAGCGATTCCGAAGAGCAGTTTCAGCGCATTCGACCTACAAGGCTATCAGGTGGTACGTGGCCAGTTTATGCAGGTCAGATATGAAGGCCCCACAATAAACATTACGAATGAACGGATTTCTTTCAATAAATTTTGTGTGCAAAAATTTGAAAATGTCGCTTATGTTCAGCTTCTCCTTCACCCGACCGAGAGGCGTATTGCTATTAGACCATGCAGCAGCACGGATGCCCACAATATTCGCTGGCGACCAGACCCTGAAAAAGCAGTATACTCAAAAACCCTTAACTGCCAGCACTTCGGGAACGCACTCTACAGCATTATGGATTGGAACCCCGATTACGTTTATAAGATTCGCGGTACATGGGCGCAGCGCGGAACCGAGCAGATCATCGTGTTTAATCTACCAAATGCAATACCGGCCATGACGGTACCGGCTGAGTCCGGCGACGAGTCACGGCAGAAACGTGTGAGCCTCTGCCCGGAAGAGTGGGCCGATGATTTTGGTGAAGAGTTTTATGAGCACACCCTTGAGAATGGCTTTTATTATATAGCGCCGAACACGGAGTGGAATTCACAGGCAAAAAGCGTTTTGGCCCCCGGCATGATGCAATTTGCTACGACGACCCCGGAACAGCTGCAGATGTCAATCAATGAATTAAAGAGAGGAACCAACGAGGATGATGGATAAGAATGAATTAGAGCGATACTTCCAGAAAAGCACGATCCTGCAAGAGCCACAGGACGATCCTGAAGAGCTGGTCAACCTCGCGGGTTATCAGGTGACAAAGGCAGAACTATTTGCACATTCCCGCGAACCGGCCATAACGATATGGGATACCAGAGTCAAATTCAATATGGCCTGCTTGCGTCGGTTTCCCGGATGTACCCACATCCAGATTCTCATTCACCCTGAGCAGAAACGCCTAATTATCCGGCCATGTGATCCGGATGCTCCTGATGCTCTGCGCTGGGCTAGAGGCGGAGGTGAAAAAGAACTGCAGAACCGCGACCTGCTTTGCAAGATATTTGCAGCAAAGGTCTTTGACCTCATGGGCTGGGACAAACAATACCGATACAAAATGATGGGAAAACCCGCCGTCTGCGATAATGAAATGCTGTTTCTGTTCAAACTAACGGATTTTGAATTGTTCGTAAGCGGGAAAAAGTCAAAGTCATACTTGCCGGGTGAATGGCGTGATTACTTCGGTACACCGGTCGAGCAACATGAGGATTCATACAAAATCAATCTGGCAGATGGTTATATCACAACAGATAAGACTTAGGAGGAAGATGCTTCATGATTAACAACATAGGCATAGAAGAAGTAAATTTGGACGGTTTCCAGATTGTACGATCCGAGATGTTTTTTCATTTCCCACGTAAGGGCGAAGCCACATGTACCGTCTGGCCAACTAGGATTTCATTTAGTAAGTTGGCCTTGACCTTGCTGAACAGCTGCGAATATGTGAGGATAGAAATAAATCCCAATACCAAGTGCTTGCTCGTTGTGCCTGTCACATCGAAGGACAAGGACAGCATCCGCTGGATCAAGGGACAAAAAGAATTCACTGTCCGGAATATGGAATCGAAGCAGTTTGGTGACATCTTGTATTCCGCGTGGGGGCTGAATCCACAGTGCAATTATAGAGCTGCAGGCAAGCTGATTTCATCCAAGGGAAAAGTGATGCTGCTTTTTGATTTCTCCGAAGCAGAGATGTGGAAATCAAAGAAAGCAGGTACAGACAGTGAATGAGACCTACATATCATTTTACCTCCGGGCGAACCGGGTGCATATCTTTGTAGACGCACTCCGAAAAATAGGCCAGCCGAAATACATCTGCTTCATGATAGAAGAAAACGGCAAGACCCTCGTGATGGCACCATACCCAAAAAAAGACTTCTATTCACACCGGGTACCGACAGGCGTTTATAACGGCAGCCGGAGCATGGAGGTATGCAGCTTGCGGCTGTGCCGGATCCTCGCTGACCTGTTCAAATGGGACGTGGACGTCTCATACCGGGTGCCCGGAACCATCATCCAGAAAAATAATATCGCCATGTTTTATTTGGATGAAGCTGAGATTATCGAGCACGATGAAATGTTCATGTATAAGGAATGAACTGGCATTTGTGTGGTATAATGGAAAAAAGATTAGGAGGGCCCGGCAGTGCGATATTACGTTATCAGCGACGTACACGGCTTTTACACGCCAATGACGGACGCGCTAAAGAGCGCGGGTTATTTCGATGATCCGCAGCCACACAAGTTAATAATACTGGGCGACCTGTTTGACCGTGGCGCGGAGGCCCCTGCACTGCAGGAGTTTGTCATCGATCTGATTGAGCGTGATGCCGTAATACTAATTCGAGGGAACCACGAAGACCTGTACGAAGAACTCGCTACGGTGGATCAGGGACAGCCGTTCAGCCACCATATCAGTAACGGCACTTACGATACAGCGCTGCAGCTTACCGGCATGGATAAGTGGATGGCTTTAATCCGTCAGTACGACTTTGCAGAGGCTGCGCAGAACACGCCATATTACAAGAGGATCATTCCCGCAATGCAGAATTACTATGAGACGGAGCATTATATTTTCGTGCACGGCTGGATCTCGTGCCTGCGCGAGAGAAACACCTATTGCTCCATCGGCAACTGGCGTAAGGCAAATGACAACCTGTGGAGAACAGCCCGCTGGCTCAACGGTATGGAGGCCAACCAGTTCGTATATGAAGACGGGAAAACCATAGTCTGCGGCCATTGGCATGCGTCCTACGGGCACACCGTATTTGAGAAACGAGGATCCGAGTTCGGCCCGGATGCTAACTTCGAGCCCTACTACGGGAGCGGGATCATCGCCTTGGATGCCTGCACTGTTGAGAGCGGGTTTGTGAATTGCATCGTAATTGACGACTGACCGTAGCTCATGAAAGAACCAACAATCGAAACAGACTATCCTATTGGCCCAGAGCACTGGGAAAAGCTGAAGCCGACAAAAAGGGGTCGGTACAGTAACGTTGACCTCACCGGTATGCGGTTCGGCAAATGGCTTGTATTGGGGCCTGAAGCATACCACGAAGAAAGCGGCTGGTATTGGTTATGCCGCTGTGACTGCGGCACAGAAAAACCCGTAAGTCAGCGGAACCTTATAGATGGTAGGACAAATAGTTGCGGCTGTACCCGAAGTGCGAACATGAAGAAAATCCGCAAGAAGACCAAAGGGCAGCACAGCAAATTCCGCACCGATCTGACCGGCCAGCAGTTCGGACGATGGACAGTGCTGGGGAAAGCCGAACACCAAGTCGGAAAGCACCCGGTGTGGGAATGCCAATGCGAATGCGGAGCGATCCGGCCCGTGGCTCATGCATCGCTGATAAATGGCCAGTCGCAGAGCTGTGGGTGCCTGCGTGTTGACATGCAAAGGCACCGGCATTATTTCGGATCATATTACCCGGACGACGCGGAGGATAAATGGCCAAGAAACCACAAAAATGAGTGACCCACAGGCGGAAATGCCTGTGGGCCTTTTCAACACGAAAACGGTGGTATAATTGAATTGAACTACTTTATCGGGCGTATCATTTTGCTGTAATTACCTACTTCCAGACACCTTTTAGGAGTAATACAGCAAAGCAACTCACCATTGCCGGTGGGTTGCTTTTTTATTTGCCGCTTGGCACCAGAACCCGAACAAAATAATTCAAATCAGCGCACGAAGTGCCGAAGGCGCTTCGAGGGTTCGAATCCTTCATCCGCTGCCAAATAAGTTGCCTGATTTGTCTACCAGATAGATCAGGCAGTTTTCTTGCTTTTAGGGCAAAAACAGCCCAAAATACTGTAAAACCAGAGAAAACCGGCTTCGGAATGGCGATCACAGCCAGACTGAGGCCGGTTTTTTGCGTTTTCAGGGTAAAAATTCCGCGCACCTTTTGGGGCAAATGCACTGAGCAAAGTAATCGGAAAAAGTTAGCGTTGGGTGGATTTGAACCACGTAACGCCTGAATGGTGGGAGAAAAATCGACAAACGGCGCAGAATTGGCGAGGTAAAATCTTGTGATTTGACAAAGAGCGTGCTATACTTTTAACTGTGTAATTATAGCCTTTGAAGATGTGGTGGATACTCCATAGTACAAAATACATTGACGAACGCTCGTATAAAACTCTTTATGCAAAATGTACATCTTTGCGTGTTATGCTGATTGCATCCTGCAAAACCGCAAAGGAGAATGTGAAATGAACATAACCGGGGCTTGACTTTTGAATTTTTCTGTTGTAAACTGTATCTGTCAGTCAGGCTGACACATGCATAGGGAGGGACAGCAT